GTGAAGACAGGTGGTCCGTTTTTGCAAAAGCCGTGCACGCCAGTAGGCGACTGGACAAACCAATAGCAGTCGGAGCACTTTTCTTCGCGGTTCATTTCATCATCCATATTTTCATTCCCCATGTTTATATTAAATTGGCTAGTCGGTCTAGATACCACTGCGCCTTGCGCAACGACTCCTCACCACCCTTGTGCCGTTCACGCCAAACATACTTCAGTGCGTTGCCTTTGCAGTAACCCCGAAACTCCTCCGGCGTCAATGCCGATTGGATCGCATCGATGCACTCAATTCCACCCTGCCGATAGTGGCTTGGGCTGTTCACATTATCACTCATATTCCAGTCCTTTTCATGTTGGGGCGCAAAGGCGCAAAGGGCGCGATTTTCCCTATACTGCTTCTTATATAATGAAAAAAAAAATATATACCTCTGTAACCCTACCTTTTCCGTTAAAAATATACTTTTCTCTATACAAACAATATTTCTATTTATTGCGCCCTTTTTATATAATATATAGATATATCGTAGTAAAAACAATGGTTTAAGGGTGGGGCGCAATGTTAGGGCGCAATGTTTTGAAAACACCCTATTGCGCCCTTTACGTTAACGTAAGGGGCGCAATACAAAAACCATTGCGCCCTATCAAAATGGGCAATAATCCTCCCCTTGGTGAAAGGCTAAAAGGGTCTTTTTGACATCCTTCTCATCGCCTTTGCACCACACATAATGATAGCTATTTGTCTTGCTGACCTTGATACGCCGTCCCGTAACCTGCCTATAGCCCATCTCCAATAGTATCGCGCTTACGGCCCTCGTCTTAGGCAACATGGTCCCTTCGCCCTCGCACAGCTTATTGAGCCATGTGACATCCAGCACCTTGTCATTGATGACATCGCACTGGTGAAGGTCGATGGCGTCTTCTATCAGCGACCTGTCTGGCGATACGCCCAGTGCAATCATTTCCTCACGCGCAGAGGTCTGCGGCGCACGTCCCTTGGCTGAGAAGCCCTCGCTGATCTTCCAGTTGCGTAGGAAGAACGACAGAGCGTCTGCACGGCGTTCGCTGTCGTCGAACAGCTTGGTGAAGTAGGCATCAGCACCCTGCCGGCCACCCAGTTCGTCAAACAACTGCTGCTCAGACTGCACGCGTGAGAAGATGGGAGCATAGCGCCTGTCGTTCTCGTTTACGGGCAGCGCGTCCTTGTGGTTGGTCAAGAGCAGATACGATTGGAAGTTAGGGACCGTGCGGTGATCCTGCCCTTTGGCCTCTATCTGAATGACATTGTTCGATACGAACGGCTTGAGCCTGTCAATGAGTTCAAAGCGGTTATCGCCTGAGATGCGTATCTCCTCAATGACTGCCAGCACAGCGCCATAGGCCCAACTGGTAAAGCGACCAGACAGCGCCATAGGCTCAACATTGCGGCACATCTCGCCAAGTAGGTTTTGCATCACAACGGCAAAGTACGACTTGCCGACGCCCTGTGCGCCTTGCAGCAACAAAGCCCAGTTAATCTTGCTGCCCGGATGCTGAATGATCCATGCCAGATAATCAATGAGCAGACGTTGTTCGTCCTCGCTCTCAATCATGAAGCGAACGTGGGCCATGAACATATCGACAACAGCCTGTGCGTCCTCGTCTAGTGCGCCACAGGGCGCGATGCCTGTCTCGCGGTAGGTGTTGAGATAGCGCTTACCCTCATGGAGAACAAACTGCCCAGCCCCCGGCCAGAAGAGCAAATCGACCACGGTCTCAATGTCGCAGTGATTGGCAGCATAGACAGATGCGAGCATGGCATCATCGCCGAAAGCCACGGTCATAGTGCGAGCGTATTTTTGATTAAAGGCCTCGCGCTTGATGGCGTAGTGCAACTCGCGTTCATAATACTCACAGGTCGATTCAATATAGACCCACGGCTCAAGCCAGCCAGGCTTCTCAACCTTTTCCAACTTGCCCTTGGTCGACGGCTTCAATTGCGCCTTGATGTCCGACTTCGTAAGACCACGGTCCTTACCCCATGCGTCATAGACCTCTTGGGCCAACAGGGCGCGTTTGTCCAAGGGCAGGACGGTCGCAGAGATGTTCTGGATGCGGGACTTGAAGTCATCATAGGCAGCCATGTCGTCAACCCCAGCCGCCACTTCGAGCAGACGTTCGAAGGCCGAGTTCTCAACGGTCACTGCCACAGAGCGTTCAACCTCAACGCCTTGAGCACGGGCCAGATGGATAACGGACGCGAAGGTCACAACGCGGGTGGAGTTGCCGAACGAGCGCCACTTGACTTGCATCTGACGATCATCGTGCTTGTCGGACTTGGCGGACCAGTCGAGCCAACGCTTGAAGCCCGTAGCTACATCGCCACGGAACTGATGGTGCAGTGCAGCACCGACCCTGATCCACTCGTCATACTCAAGCGACTGCGCCTGATAGCCAGCGAGATACGCGTCCACTTCGTCATCGCTGATGTCCAGCGGCTGATCCAGCACAGCGCGTTCGAGGTCGTCAACTTCGCTACGCGAGGCCACGCTAATGACGTCCGGCACTACATATGGCGCGTCCCCCTGCGCCACTGACCATGCGACCGACAGGTCTGGGCAAGCTGGCAGGTACATCAATTGATTCGGGGTGAAGGAACACGGATCGAAGCTCAAGTCCGGCAGCAAAGCCGCGAAGTCCTTTGACACTTCCCTATACTCAGTGGGGCTGACTGGCCTCGACAATGGCACAACAACCCTTATCTTGGGATGCTCTGGCGTATGGCTGAACGTCGAGTACGCCACGAACGCGCAGTCCAAGGTCATGATAAGCATGAACTCAATATCGTCGATGGTCATGCCAACCACGTTGTCAATGTCTAGTGTCAAAAGCGAACGGTTAAGAAGATTGGCCTCTTTGCGCTCAGTGCTGCTGTATTCACCACCAACAAAATAGCGGCCCCCTTTAGCCACAGCGACCTCATGCCGCGTCATGCGCTCAACGATTGTGTCCCAAGACAGTGATTTATTCTGCACGGAACCCAGATCGGTTCCGACGGCTATATTATATGTCATTCACCTGCCCCAATTAGATATGCCGCCAAAACATTAAGCGTCTGGACCTTTGGGTTTTCCTCTTTGCCATCACGAATGCGAATAATGGTGTTAATGTGCAGGCCTGTGCGCTGGGCCACCACGCCGGGGCGTCTATCCAGCAGAGCCTTTCGTATCCACTCAAAATCAACCATTTTTATTACTCCTTTTAAATTGTGATTTTTTCCCTTTACAGGCCCATGTGATGGTTGTAAAGCGTAAAGACCAATTAAGCAAAAGGACTAAAAGATGTTGGAAACTGAAATAAAAAATCTCACCGCCGCCATCGAACGGCTCATTGAAACATTAGACAAGAAGCAATTGACATTGGGTCTTGACGCTCCAGCCGAGCAGCCTGTGGTCGAAGCGCCGAAGGTCGAGCAAGATACACCTTCCGTTGACAGCTTGCAACAACGCTGTTTGGAGATAACGCGCATTGATCGTGCCAACAGCGCAAAGATTAAGGACATCATCGCAGAATATGGCGCGGCTTTGCTTAAGGACATCCCTGCCGACAAGCTAGGCGAGTTCAGCATCAAGCTGGAGGCGTTGGCGTGAAGGTGTTAGTCGCTTGTGAATATAGCGCCACTGTCCGGGATGCTTTCCGCGCATTAGGTCATGATTCTTGGTCATGTGACTTACTGCCGACAGACGGTGACCCCTATTGGCATATCCAAGGTGATGCTCTTTCTATTGCATACGGCCATCACTGGGACTTGATGATAGCCCATCCACCCTGCACCTATATGACTAACTCCGGTGTGACATGGTTGCACAAAGACCCTACAAGATGGGAAAAGCTGGATGAAGGTGCGGCCTTCTTCAAGGCTCTTTGGGATGCTCCAATACGGCGCATAGCCATAGAGAATCCAGTCATGCACAAATACGCCAAAGAACGCATTGGTGGTGTGCGGCAGACTCAAACTATACAGCCCTATCAGTTTGGACACATGGAGCAAAAAGCTACTTGCCTATGGCTTAAGGGGCTGATGCCGCTTCGACCAACCACCGACCTAAAGGCGGAAACGAAAGCATTGCCAGACAATGAGCGTCAGCGCCTTCACTATTTGCCGCCATCGGCTGACAGATGGAAACTACGTAGCACAACTTATAAAGGCATTGCCGCAGCTATGGCAGAACAGTGGGGTGGAACATGCTAACCCCACGCCAAAGGAACCTAAACGACATTGCCGAGATCGCCGAGGCGCATCGCTTAACGGTCGAGGACATCCTTAGCCCAAAGCGCCATAAGTATTTGGTCAGTGTCCGCCGAAAGTGCGTCTATATGCTGCGTGACAAGGGTTACTCCACCACTGAGATTGGCCGCATCATGCAGCGCGATCACAGCACTATTGTGCACGCATTACAGAAGAGGATGCAAAATGATTGAACCAGTAACAATAGGCAACGCCACGCTGTATCTAGGCGACTGCCGCGATATATTGCCGACGCTTGGTAAGGTTGACGCTGTTGTTGACAAAAGCGATGCGGTAGTGTTTAATCAACAGCATGATAAATCAGCAAAAAGGCAACATTGCGCGCCAACAAAGGGCAATGGAAATTTGGCTCCCTCGCAAGCCCGAGATAGTGGAACTATACGCGATGGGGGAATGTTCGCAGGACCAAATGGCGAAGCGTTACGGGGTGACTTTGGCGGGCTTTCAGAAAGCCTTGGCGCGTTTGGAAATTCCACCGAAGTCGAGGGGCAGGGCAGGAAAGGCAAACGGGCGCTTCAAGGACGGGACGCAAAGCACGGCCTATCGGTCGATGATGGACAAGACCCATTGCAATCGCTGCGGAACAACGGAAATGTTGGTGATACACCATCGGGACAATGTTCACACGAACAACACGCTGGAAAATCTGGAAGTGCTTTGTTCGCCATGCCACACCAGCCACCACAAGCAGGAATGGTGGGCAGCGCGCAGAGAATTAGCTGTCTAACCGACCCCCCATACGGAATAGGAGCGGACAAGGCGGCAAAGGCAGCAGCAGAGCAGCGAAAGGCAGCGGAAGCGAAACCACGAGGCCAGAGGACAAAGGCAGGGCGTGGGTGGGCTGATTATGGCGATACAAATTGGGATGATGTTCGACCTGCCGAAGAAATATTCGATTTAATCCGCGCTAACAGCAGGCATCAAATAATATGGGGCGGGAATTACTTCACCGACCTCCTGCCGCCGACAATGCAGTGGCTTGTCTGGGATAAGGGGCAGAGGGATTTTTCTCTAGCAGATTGCGAATTTGCGTGGAGCAGCCAAAGGAAAGCGGCGCGGATATTCACTTACGCTAGGGCGCTGGCTTTGCAAGATGGCAAGGTGCATCCGACGCAGAAGCCCATAGCGCTTATGAAATGGTGCTTATCCTTTCTGCCAGAAACAGACACCATCCTAGACCCATTTATGGGCAGTGGCACAACAGGAGTTGCAGCAGTGCAAATGGGCCGCAAGTTTATCGGCATAGAGCGCGAACCAAAGTATTTTGACATAGCCTGCAAGCGCATTGAAGATGCACAGCGTCAAAAGGATTTATTTATATGACCGCACACGCCAAACTCAGTGCCAGTGGCTCACACC